GATAATGATCCACCGAAAAGGTGAATTATCATTATCTCAGAAGTAAAATTCTTAAGTAAGTTTCGTTCAAGAAATTAACATTAAGAGGTACTTCTGCACACATCTTTGTGTAACGGTTTTATAAGAAGCTTTTCTTTACAGTTATCTGTATTTTAACTATCTTACATCCGTGTCACAGAGGTATGGAGCATCGCTTCCGTGGTATTCCTAGAGGTCTCATTGAGCTCGAAGAAATCCCGACGCGACGCTTACGCGAGGAGTGCGTAATACATATAGACGCCTGGAGCTCACAAGCAATAGACGCCATAGTACCGCTCTCACTACGCAACGAACTAGATGGCTGGGCCAGAAGCTACTACACGCTTCAAGCACACGTTGATTCGCTCATGCAATATGATCGACCAAAGTTGCAACCACCCACCAATACCGCGTGGAATATCACCACACAGTATATTCGGACTGAATTTGCTAGGATGAAGAAAGTGACTGCATTGTCTTATCTTCAACTTGACCAAGTTAAATGGGTCAGATCCTCAGCTGCCGGCTACGGTTACACAGGTCGTAAAAGCGACGGTGATAACTACATTCGAGCTCGCAAAACTGCTTTTACTTTAGCAGAGAAGCTCAATCATAACCGAGACTACGGTCCACTAGCTCTAGAAGACTCTACACCCGATGTAGCTTTCACCAGAACACAGCTATGTCAGATTAAGGTGAAGAGAAAAATTAGGAATGTTTGGGGTGAAGCGTTTCATTACGTCCTACTAGAAGGTCTGTTCGCAGATCCACTTATCCAGCAATTCATGCGCATTAAATCATTCTACTTTATTGGAGAAGATCCGCTACTTGCTGTCCCCCGCCTAATCGAGGAGATTCTATCCGAGCAAGACTACATCTACATGTTTGATTGGTCTGGCTTTGATGCCTCAGTACAAGAATGGGAACTACGTTTTGCCTTCGGCCTACTCGAGAGTATCTTAATCTTCCCGTCGAGTGTCGAACATCAAGTTTGGCAATTCATTATTGAGCTGTTCATCTACCGAAAGATTGCCGCCCCAAATGGCAAGATATACCTAAAGACTTTAGGCATACCATCCGGTAGTTGTTTTACCAACATCATTGGAAGCATCGTCAACTACGTCCGCATTCAGTATATGTTTTTCCGACTCACAAGAGAGTTCGTAACCGCGTTCACACACGGAGACGACAGCCTCGTCGGAGTACCCACTACTCAATACGTTCAGATGGAAAACTTCAAACCCATCTGCGATGAGAACCTTTGGACGATTAACATCGCCAAGTCAGCAATCTCACGCGAAGCTGAAGGTGTATCCTTCTTAAGCAGGAAAGTCCGCGAAATGTGCCATGCACGTGACGAACTTATCTGTCTTCGAATGCTCAAATTTCCAGAATACATCGTCGAGACAGGCGCAATGTCAACCTTGCGAGCCTTCTCAATTCATAAAGACGCTGGAATCCATTCCCGTTACTTGTATCAAATCTACAAATTCCTACTTCATAGGTACGGAAAGGCTGACTCCCTTCCGCTTAACCAGCAGAACTGGGACCCCATCGAGTACGAGAACCTACGTGTTTCTTACGCTACTCAGAATTATGAATAAAATTATTTTATAGACAATAATCTAGTTTTCTTCATTGTCACTTAACCGATTGCACACCTATCTTTAATTAATAGGGTGCCCCCGGGTTAGGAGATTAGACTTTAAGTCTCTCCTAACCCACCTGATC